AGGACGGCGACACCGACGAGGCCGGGGACACCGGGACCGGCGGTGAGCCGTTCAAGGGCAAGAAGGCCCCGCCGTTCGGCAAGAAGAACTAGCCGACCCCGACACGCCGCCCCGGCTCCGGCCCGGGGCGGCGTCGCCGTGTCAAGATCCCTCCAGCGGGCCTGGTATTGGCCGGTCCGTGGCAACGCGCCAGGTGGTGACCAGCGCGGTCCTACCCGTACGCGCAGAAAGCCACAGGGCCATGCCAACCACCATCGAGCGCGAGCGCGAGCAGCTCCGCAAGACCCTCGGCGAGAAGAAGGCACTTCTCGACCAGATCCAGACCAAGGGCATCAAGGACGAGACCGGCGACGGTCACTTCGTCGTCTCCGAGGAGGCCCGCCGCGACTTCACCAAGACCCTCGGCGAGGCCAAGGCCATCCGGGTGCGCCTGGGCGAGCTGGGCGAGTACGAGGAGCTGCGCAGCTACCTCGACGACCCGGGCGCCGAGCCGACCCACGCGGGCAAGGGCGAGCGCCACCAGCAGCTCACCATGGGCCAGTTCAAGAGCCTGGGCGAGCAGTTCCTGGAGTCCAAGGAGTACAAGGAGCGCGACCCGGCCACCGGCCTGACCCGCAGCTCGTTCACCGTCGAGGCCGACCTGGCCTCGCTGGAGCGCAAGGACATCTACACCGCCGCCGGTGGCACGCTCACCCGGTTCGGCTTCGGCCGGGTCGAGCAGGAGCCGCTGGTGCAGCGGCCCTACCGCACCGACCGGGTGCGCGACCTGTTCCCGGTGGCGCAGACCAACGGCAACCTGATCGAGTACATGCGGGTGCTGGGCTACCTGGACGGGCAGAACAACGCCCGGCCGGTCGCCGAGCGCGAGGGCGATCTGGACGACTCGCCGTTCGCCCTCAAGCCGCACACGCGGCTGAAGCTCCAGCCCGCGCAGGCGCCGATCCGCACGATCGCGCACTACGAGGTCGCGCACCGCAACACCCTCGACGACGAGCCGATGCTGCGCTCGATCATCGACACCGAACTGCTGTACGGCCTGCGGCTGGTCGAGGACGACCAGGTGCTCAACGGTGACGGCAACGGCGAGAACCTGCTGGGCATCCTGCGCACCCCGGGCATCCAGAACTACCCGGGCGCGGTCACCCCGTCGCCGGTGCAGGACACCGACACCTACATCGACGCGGTGCGCCGGGCGGCCACCCGCGTCATGCTGGCCTACTACTCGCCGACCGGCGTCGTGGTCCACCCGTACGACTGGGAGACCATGGAGCTGACCAAGGACGCGCAGCGGGGCTACGTGCTCGCGCTGAACGTCGCGGTCGGCGCCGAGAAGCGGATCTGGCAGATGCCGGTCGTGTCCAGCCCCGCGATGATTCAGGGCACGGCGCTCACCGGCGCCTTCGGCCTCGGGGCGAAGATCTACGACCGCCAGCAGTCCAACATCCGCATCGCCGAGCAGCACGACGACTACTTCATCCGCAACGCCATCGCGATCCTGGCCGAGCAGCGCATCGGGCTCACCGTGTCGCGGCCCGAGTCGTTCATCAAGATCGACCTGCCGGGCTCGGTCCCGGCGGCCTGATCGGCGGCGACCGTCAGCACGACGCAGCCCCCGCGCCCTGGAGAGGCGCGGGGGCTGCGGAGCGTGCAATCAGGCCGGGAAGATCCCCAGGATGCAGTTGTTGATCGGCTCGATGAACACGCGACCGTCGGTGGCCTTGCGCACTGCCGCGTCCAGCGCGTCGCTCATCACCCAGTCCTCGGGGGCGTTGCCTTCCCAGAAGATCGACCAGCAGCCGGGGCGCAGGCCCTCGTGGTTGTGGTCGGTCAGGGTGGGGGTGGCGTCCATCTCGGGGTAGGTCTTGGCGTCGAGCGTCTTGCGGGCGACCGGGTAGGCGCACATGCCGTCGCACGGCACGGTCTCGCCCATGTGCTCGGCGGCCATGGATTCGTGGCCGTCGCAGACGTAGGCGGGGAAGGTGCGCAGGATCGAGGCGAGCACGGCGAGGGCGTCACGCTTGCTGATCTTGGTGGAGGTCTGGCTAGGCATCGGATTCTCCTGCGGGTCGGGCTGTCCAGCGGAACACCGGTAGGTTAGCCGACGCGAGCGCGGCTCGTCAACCCGTGGGTCTGCGAATGGCGACCGGCTCGTTCCGGACGCTGCCATCCCGGTAGCCCTGCTCCTCGTAAACGATCTCCAGGCCGACGACCTCGGCGAGCGCCAACAGTGCGCCAGCGTCGGCGGTGGCCGGGTCGTCGAGTTCACGCACCAGGATCTCGACGATCTGATCGGCCTGCTCCTCGGTGAGCTTCATCGCTGGCCGCACTCCGGGTACTGCTCGCCGTTGGCGCAGCGCTCGTACTCGCCGACGCTCACGTCCCGGCGGCCCTCCTCCTCGCCGTCGCGCAGGCCCAGCTGCCAGCGCTCCGGCTCGTGCTGGATGACCGGGACGTTGACCATGCAGCCGCCGTTTTTGTTGTAGACCGAGCAAATCATCTGCACCCAGCTGTAGGCCGGGTAGTGGTAGCGGGCGTACACGGTGCCCTTCTCCGGCGCCGAGCACGCGGACGGCACGAGCAGCAGGGGCGACAGCGGCGAGCGCGGCGCGGCGAACAGTGATCATCGATAACTCCTGGTCTCGCGGCGGCTTTCGCGGCGCTCGCGGCGGTTGGTGGCGGTCTTGCGGCGGCGGGTCTGGCGGGGTGAGTCGCCCACGTAGTCGCCCCGGCGACCGGCGTGGCGGTCATGGGCCTTGGTGTCGTCGGTGAACTTCGGGCCGACGCAGCGGCGGCGATGCATGGTCGCTCCTCTTAGGTCAGTAGGTCAGTAGGTCAGCAGGCGAAGGCCGGAGTCGTTGATGCAGGGCAACGGCACCAGTTCGATCTCCATCCGCTCCAGGAACGCGGAGTCGACCGGGTACCAGATCATGTGCGCGGGGTCCACGCTGTGCTCGCGCCGCTCCAGCGTGCCGTCGTCGTGGCGCCGGTAGTGATCCAACCGGTCGTCCCTAGCGGCGTAGTAGATCATCGGGTCCTCCGTGCTTGCTGGGCGGAACGACGGTAGCTTAGCCGACCAGACGGCGGCTCGTCAACTACCGACTCCGGCGCGCCTTGCGCGAAATCGCACCCCGGCCCCGTAGCCTGCCCGGCATGGCAGCCAACACCGAGGCCAGCGCCGTCAAGGCGCGTCGCGCCGCCGCGAAGAAGGACCCGCCCCCGGCGCCGCCCACCGAGCCGGTCGCGGGCGGCACCGTCGGCGCCGACGACCCGGCCCGGCACTACGAGGCGTTGGGCGACCCGCGCGAGCCGCGCGTGCAGACCGGTCAGATCGGCGCCGAGTTCTCCCGTCCGCACCCGCTGGCCGCGCCCCGCGAGGTGGCCGAGGCCACCGGCTGGTCGATGGACCGCGCCGACTCCGACGACTTCGTGGTGGCCGAGTCCGACGCCTACGAGATGATCTACCCGAAGGGCTGTGTGACACCCACCAGTAGGATGCGCTGGGCCAAGGGCCAGCACGTGCCCGTCGAGATCTACCGGGCCTGGCAGGCCGAGCAGGCCGCGCTGCTCGAAGCGGCCCCGGCCGCGCCGCCGCCGGAGGACCCGCCGAGTTAGCCTCGGCGCGCCATCGCTGATCAGCTGCTCGCGCATGCCACGATCGCGGACGTGCGAGCCGCCCAGTGGGACACCGACGCCGAGATCGGCGGTGGCTGGCGCGTCGTGCTGGACCGCCTGGTCGCCGGGGCGCCGGTCGAGCTGGCGCAGCCCACCAAGCTGGACCTGTGGGCGCCCGGCGCCGACCCGGCGACCGCGAGCCCGGTCAAGACCGTCACCGGCGTGCTCGCCGTCGACAAGCTCTCGGCCACCCTGGAGCTGAGCGCCGCCGAGATCACCGAGTTGGGCCGGGGCGCGTTCGAGGATCGACTGAGCGTCACCGGCACCGACGGGCACACCGTCGTGCTCACGCGCGGCAGCTTCGTCATCCGGGGCTCGGCGGGTGATATCTAGATGCTGCCTGGCCTGCCTGAGTCCTCGGACCGCTCCGCCGACATCGCGCGGGTGGTCGAGCCGCGTCGCGAGGTCGTCGAGGTCCGCACCGACGACGAGCGCGTGGTGCACATCGTCGAGCCGGTCGTGGTCGTCACCGAGACCGCCGAGGGCGGCACCGTGGCCACCGCGCTCGCCGACCTGACCGACGTGGCCGACACCGCGCCCGCCGACGGCCAGGTGCTCACCTTCAGCGGCGGACAGTGGGCCCCGGCCACGCACGCAGACCTGACCGCCGAGGTGTCTTCGCTCGACGATCGGATCGTCGTACTGGAGGATCGTCCGATTGTTGACTCGCCCGACGACATCGGGGCGGCACCGGCGGGCGACTACGCCACCAACGCCGCGCTCGCGTCGGGCCTGTCCGGCCGGGCGCTCGCGGTGCACGGGCACGCGCAAGCCGACATCACCGGCCTGACCGCCGCGCTCGCGGGCAAGCAACCGGCCGGGGACTATCCGACGACGACGCAGATGAACGCGGGCCTGGCCGCACGCGCGCCGCAAATCCACACCCACGAGCTGGGCGACGTGAATGGGCTGGCCGCCGAGCTGGCCGCGAAGGCCGACGCCGATGACCTCGCGGACACGGATGCGGCCGTCGCCGCGCTGGACGGCCGCCTGGACGTGCTCGAAGCCCGGCCGGTCATCGACTCGCCCGACGACATCGGCGCCCAACCCGCCGGGAGCTACGCGGCGGCTGTGCATGGGCATGCCGTCGGCGACGTGACCGGGTTGCAGGCCGCGTTGGACGGCAAGCAACCGGCCGGGAGCTACGCCGCCGCCGTGCACGGCCACGTCATCGCCGACACCACCGGGCTCCAGTCCGCGCTGGACGGCAAGGCGGCGAGCGGGCATACGCACACGCCGCCCGCGCGGGTTGTCAACGCGCCTGTCGCGCTCACCGACGCGGCGACGATTGCCACCGACGCGGCGCTGGGCAACAACTTCCGAGTCACCCTGGGCGGCAACCGCACGCTAGGCGCGCCCACCAACCCGGCCGACGGGCAGCGCTGCACCTGGCTGTTCACCCAGGACGGCACCGGCGGGCGCACCATCACCCTGGCCAGCGGCGCCGGGGGTTTCGCGTTCGGCTCCGACGTCACCGCGTTCGCGCTCTCCGCCGGGCCGGGCAAGGCCGACATGCTGGGCGCGGAGTACCACGCAAGCCGCGACCGCTGGCTGGTGCTGGCCACCGTGAAGGGCTTTTAGAGGTGAGCAGCGCGTGGAACTTCAACGAGGCCAGCGGGGCTGTACTCGACTATCAGGGAGCCAGCTCGTTCACCCTGTCGGGCAACACGGTGCGCACCGCCGACGGCGGCGGCCGGTCCGGGCTGCCCGGCGACCGGGGGCTCACCCAGGCGGCCGAGGCGCGCCAGCTGGTGCCGGTGCCGGTGCAGTCGCCCGAGCGCACCATCGCCTGCCGGATACGCCAGACCGCCGCGATCACCGCCGGGTGGGCGATGGAGTTCAACAACGCGGACATCGACTCGGGGGTGTTCGGACTGCTGTGGCTGTCCGGGTCGCTGCGGTTCCGCGCGAAGAACCCGTCGAACACGCCGACCGAGATCTTCAACGCCCAGCTGGCCGACAGCGCCTGGCACGACCTGGTGTGCTCCTACGACGGCGCCACGCTGCGGTTCTTCATCGACGCGGTGCTGGGCTCGCGCTCGATCTCGTTCGCCGGGCCGATCTGGGTGCCGACGAACCCGCTGTTCTACATGCTCGACACCACCGGCTCGGCCTTGACCATCGACGACGCGCGGGTACTGAACACCGCGATCACCACCGAGGCGGATGCGGCGGCGCTGATGGCCGAGCCGATCGGCGCGGCGGCGCGCACCGACCGCATGCTGGCGTTCTTCTAAGGGGGGCAACGTGATCGTCGATGTGCCACGGCTCAACAAGTACATGTCGAGTCCACAGTGGAATCAGGCGCAGCAGGCCGCCGCCGCTGACGTGCTCGACGGCTTGGAGTCCACCCTGGAGTCTGCGCTGGGCACGTTCATCACGCCGCGCACCCTCACCGAGCGCGCCGCCGTGCTCTGCGGCGGGCTCGTGCCCGGCCTCCAGCTGGTCGCCACCCGGCACCCGGTCGCCTCGGTCATCAGCCTCGACGGCACCACCGTCGCCGACCCGCCACAGGATGCCGCGCCCGGCTTCGAGCAGACCCTGCCTGAGCCGTGGACGCTGGCCGAGCACCGGGTGCGCCGCGACACCTCGACTGCTGGCGGGTCCGGCTACGGCGCCAGCGTCGACATCAGCTCACTGGACGGACTGAGCTGGCGCGGCGGCGCGGAGACCGCGCGCATCGCCGGGTACGTGAGCCTGGTCTACCGGGCCGGGTGGGGCGACGTGGCCGCGCTGCGCAAGGCGATCATGGACAAGGCGCGGGCGATCATGCACAACACCCACGACGACACGGTGGTGATGCGCGAGACCGACGGGGCCAAGCCGCCGCCGGTGCCTGCCGAGGACTGGACCGACGCCGAGATGGCCAAGCTCGGCGGCTTCCGCAACCTGGCGGCCTACCGGTGATGCCATGACCACGACCTTCGCCCCGAGGTTCGACGCGCACGGCTGGACCGAGGCGCGGCGCACACTGCGCGCCATGCGTGAACGCGCACAGAATGCGCAGCCTGCCTGGAACGCCTTCCTCGACTGGTTCACCCACGGCAACCGCCAGCAGTTCGGCACCCAGGGCAAACGCTGGGGCACACCGTGGCGCGAGCTGCGGCCCGCCACGGTGCGCGCCAAGCGGTCGCTGGGGTTCACCGGCGACATCCTGGTACGCGAGAACATTCTGCTGCGCTCGGTCGCCGACCGGCCGATGGGCTTCGAGCGGGTCGGCCCGCACGACCTGACGGCCGGTACTCGCGTGGATTACGCGGGCATCCACCATCGGGGCGCGCCCCGGGCGCATATCCCGGCCCGGCCGCTGTGGGACACCCGCACCATCCAGCGCGAGGGCGCGGCCACCTCGGCTATCAAGTCCTGGATCGTATCCGGCGAGGCGCGGGTCAGCGCGCGAACCGAGGGGAGGTAGGCCCGATGCGGGGAGCCGACGGGGTGCGCGACCAGCTCACGCTGTTGCTGTCCTCGGAGATGCCGCGCAAGATCCCGCTGTTGCGACAGGCGTGGAACCTGGACGCGGCCGGGCTGCCCGAGGTCAGCAAGTTCGTCTCCGGCGACCCGCCGGAGAACATCATCGCCGAGCAGGAGTCGCTGGTCGCGGTGATCAACCCACGCCTGCTGCGCTCGGTGCGCACCGGCGACTTCGACGAGCTGGGCACCCCGGAGTACCACAACCGGTACTCCTGCCGGGCCTACGTCTGGGCCAAGGGCGACGACTGGGACGCCTCGATCAGGGCCCGCGACAACCTCGCCGTCTGCGCGCGGCTGTGCCTGTTCGAGTATCCGACGCTCACCAACGAGGGCGGCGAGAGCGGCTACCGGCTGCGCGAGGACACCTACACCGAGGACTTCGGGGTGCCGGTACGCGCGGCGGGTACGCGCTGCTGGGCCGCCGCCATCCTGTCCATTGACCTGGATGCCGAGGAGCACGTGGACGCCGGTTCCACGATCACTGCGCTCGGGTCCGCCGAAACCATCACGCCGACCATCACGGCGGTCGGTGCGAACCAACCACTACCTGGAGAGTGAGCCATGGCCACGAAGAACAAGACCGTCCTGTTCAACCCGGAGCCGACCCCGGTGGTCTACGACGAAGAAGGCCGCACGCTGGGCAGCATCGAGCGGGTGACACTCGACGAGCTGAACCCGGTGGCGCGCAGCGCGGTGGAGGCGGGCCTGCTGGTCGAGGAGAAGCCTGCCGAGCCGAAGGGCAAGGCGGCGAACACCACCAGCGCGAGGTCGGCCGACAGGGCCGCCGACAAGACCGACAGCGGCTCCGGCGTGTCCACCCAGGAGAAGCCCGACTGAGATGCCACGATGCGACCAGCGCTGGTCGCCTCATGGTCAAACTTGAACCGTAGCCGCCCGGCAGCTGGCAAGTCAACCCGAGAAGGGGAGTAGCAGATGCCGGGCATCACGATCACCACCGGAGCGGTCGCGGGCCCGAGCGCGCCGACCGTTGCGCCCGCCAGCACCTACTTCGCAGTCGGGCTTGCCGAGCGCGGCGCCGCCGACACCGCCGTGCTGGTCAACAGCTTCGCCGAGTTCGAGGCCAACTTCGGCACCCGCCAGTCCTACGGCGCGCTGTGGGACGACCTGAAGGCGTTCTTCGAGGAAGGCGGCACCCGGGCCTACTGCACGCGCGTGGTCGGCCCGGCCGCCACCACCGGTGCGCTCGCCTCGCCACTCATGGACCAGGCCGAGACGCCGGCGGCCACACTCAACGTGACCGCCCGCAACCCGGGCGCCTGGTCCTCGCGGGTGTCGGTGCAGGTGGTCGCAGGCGCCACCGCCGACACCTTCCGGCTGAAGGTGCTGCTGGACGGCAAGGTCGTCAAGGACTACACGAACCTGCACTCCCCGGCCGAGGCGGTCAGCCGCGCCTCGGCCGACCCGTACGTGAAGATCGCTGACGCGGGCTCGGCGACCGCCGCGCCGGACAACAACCCGGCGGTGGTCGGCCCGGTGGCCCTGGCGGCCGGAACCGACGACCGCGCAGCCGTCACCGCCACCGACTACGTGAACGCGCTCACCCGCTTCGACATCGGCAAGGGCGACGGCGCGGTGGCCATCCCCGGCATCGGCCCGTCCGTCCACGCCGGACTGATCGCGCACGCTGACGAGAACAACCGGATCGCGCTGCTGTGCGAGGCCCGCACCGCCGACAACGCGACGATCATCGACACCGCCGCCGTGCTCGACGCCAAGCGGGCCGGACTGTTCGCCCCCTGGATCAGGGTGCCCGACTCCTTCGGCGGCACCCGCACCATCTCCCCCGAGGGCTACGTGGCCGCCGCCCGCGCCCGTGCGCACGCCGTCGGCCCCTGGCAGGCCGCCGCCGGAGAGAACAGCAAGGCGCGCTACGTGGTCGCCCCCGATGTCACCTACACCGCGCTGGAGGGCAACGAGTTCGACGCGGCCAAGGTCAACGTGATCCGTACCGTGGCGGGCTTCGTACGCCTCTACGGCTGGCGTTCGCTGGCGGCGGACGAGGCCAACTGGGGCTACCTGATCGGCGCCGACACTGTGAACCGCGTGGTCACCGAGGCGTACGCGCAGCTGGAGCCCTACCTGTTCGGCGTGATCGACGCACGCGGGCACCTGCTGGCCAAGATCGAGGGCACGCTGATCGGCATCGTGGCGCCGATGGCGGCGGCCGACGGGCTGTTCGCCCGGCTCGCCGACGACGGGGAGACCATCCTCGACCCGGGCTACCGGGTCAACGTCTCGCGCGAGCTGAACACCACCGAGTCCCTGGCGCTGAATCAGGTGCTCGCCGAGCTGGGCATCCGGGTGTCGCCGACAGCGGCCCTGGTGATGCTGACCGTCACCAAGGCCGCCGTAACGGCCGCGCTGTAACCAGGAGGACCAGCAGCGATGAAGGCAGCGCAGAGGCAGTTTCTCTGGACCGTGGACGGCATCCCCGGCGGCTTCGCTCAGAAGTCCGGCGGCGAGGTCACCAGCGACGCCACCAAGGTCTGGGACGGCGGCAGCGTCATCCCCGACGTGATCGCCAGCCCGCCCGAGGTCGGCGATATCACGCTGACCCGGCCCTACGACCCGGAGAACCACCAGGAGCTGCTGACCAGCCTGACCGCGA